TAGAGGTTCAGAATTTGCTGGTGCACTGATAGATGAAGTCTCGTTAATTCCAGAGAATTTTTTCAAGATGCTATTGTCTCGTTTATCAATAGAAGGCGCAAAACTGTTCTGTTCTACTAACCCAGATTCGCCGTACCATTGGTTTAAAAAAGAATTTATTGATAGAGAAGACGAATTAGATCTTAAGGTGTTTTCTTATTCTATTTATGACAATCCTTCATTATCAAAAAAATATATAGAAGATTTATCTAGAGAGTACCAGGGATTGTGGTATAATAGATTTATATTAGGGAAATGGTGTTTAGCTGATGGTGCAATATATGACTTTTTTGATGATAATATACATATTATACCTATGCCTGTGACAGTTGCCGATTATTACATTGTTGGGATTGATTATGGTACCACAAATCCATGTGTTTTTACCCTTATTGGTTATTGTTATGGTGGTTATCCTAGGATGTGGCTAGAGAAAGAATACTACTACGATTCTAAAAAAGAACTTAAACAAAAATCAGACTATGAGTATGCAAAAGACTTCATTGAGTTTATAGCTGGATATAATATAAAACGTACTTATATTGATCCATCTGCGGCATCGTTTAAACAAGAGCTTAAAAGAAATGGTGTTCACAAAGTAGCAGACGCTAAAAATGACGTTTTAGCTGGAATTCGTTTTCATGGACAATTATTATCAAATGGAACATTTAAGATATGTTCTAATTGCGAAGAAACTATTAAAGAATATAAGAATTACCTGTGGGATCCAAAGTTTTCAGAGAAGGGCGAGGACAAGCCTATAAAGCGGTTTGACCATTGTTTTGCTGCTGGAACCCCAATATCTACAAAACATGGGCAGAAACCGATTGAGGAAGTTAAGGAGGGAGACCTAGTATTAACCCCAATTGGCTATCAAAAAGTATTAAAAACATTTACTCATACTGCCCACGTGAATGAGTATAATATTTTAGGCCATAATATAAAATGTACGGAAGATCATAAGTTCTATACTGCTAATAACGGTTGGGTTAAAGCTAGGGATTTGTTATCGTCAGATGTACTATTATTAGATATATCGGAGAAAGTATGTCAACTGAAACAGTTATATTTAAAGGAATCACTTATAGAAGGAACTTATGGTCCAAAGATATTAGGTCTGGAAAATACTTTACAGCGCGTATCCACAATAAACTCAAAGGATATGGATATCTCCATAGGGACGTGTGGAAATTTTTTAACGGGAAAATACGAGAGGGATATCATATACATCACATCGACAACGATCCCAAAAACAATGATATTAGCAACCTCGAAATGCTATCTCCAAGAGAACATGCCAAAAAACATTATAAAAACCTTACTGAAAAACAGAAAGAAGCTAGAAGACTTCATTGGGATAAAATCAGACCGCTCACTAAAAAGTGGCATACCAGTAAAGAAGGGAAAAAGTGGCATACTGAACATGTTAAAAGGTCATTACCACACTTTCTTGGGATTGTTTACAAAAAAGAATGTGATCAATGTAAAACAAAATTTGAAGGAAAAACACGGCACCAAAAATTTTGTAGTAATAAATGCAAAAGTCAATGGAGAAGAGACAATAGAACTGACGATGAGTCTAGAGTGTGCGAATGGTGTAATAAAGAATTTATCACAAATAAATATCATAAAGCCAAGTGCTGTTCAAAATCATGTGGAATTAGAAATGGTTGCAGAAAAAGAAGAAGTATATAATCTTCACGTAGATAAATTTCATGGATTTTATGCTCATAACATACTTACAATAAATTGTTTAGATTCTGTACGATATTCCTTATTTACAGAATTTTTTAATAAAGATTTAAGAAAAGATTTTACAGAAGAAGACGCTGATAATCTTGAGAAAATGTATAGATAAAATGCGGGAGTAAATTAAAGACATGGTTATATTTTTATTAGGAATTATATTATTTATAATATTATATGTTAGTGACCTTTATATTTCAAATTATATGTTAAAAAGGTCAATGCTAAGATATAAAAACAATCCACAAGATATAAACATAGAAAAATTATCGTATGGACAAGAGAAACTGTCGTACGGGCAAAAAAAACTAGAGTATACTCTTGTATTTATTATGGTAGTTGTTTTGATTAATACCGTACTGGAGATTTTCTTATGAGAGTAGTCGCGTGTTTTTTGTTGATTTCTGTTTTATTTACGTGCGATAAACTAATCAAATATCAAGAAGAAAATCCTGACAATTTTATAGAAGAAATTGCAGAAGAGATTATAGAAGAGATTATAGACATAGACATAGACTTAACGCCATCATCAAAAGAGAACCATAGATCTTATTAGGTGTTCACTCATTATATTCTCTTTCTTTATAATGATAATTACATTTCATCATTTCAAAACTGTTCTCCATAGCACACAATTTTATCCACGCGTTGCCCTAATTACTTTTCTTTAAAATTCTTATTTTTTAAATCTTCAGCATATTTGAGTAAATTTCCCGCCATATTAACAATAAGTTGTAGGTGATTATCACAGAAACCAGTATCAATTATATTGTTAGCATCAATATGCCAAACAGAATTTTGCATGGCTTCCATAAGCATCCTCTTTTTTAGGCTTTTTAAATAATTTTTCATCCATCCTAGATGCAAGATCTTCGCTTATAACCTACCCATTGTTATAAGTACAACTATAAAGGTATGTACATTTAATGTTTATACCTTTTATACGTCAATAACTCTTATAAAAATAATTTGAAAATATATTATCACAAGTGTCTAATAAAAATAAATTTAAACATGTTGACAATTAAATATTTTAGTATACCTTAAGAATTATGAGAAAATTATTAGTTTTTTTATTAATATCTATATTATTTAGTTGTGAAATACGAATGAAGTGTGTTGTAGATTCACCGAATAGTATATTAAAAGAGGAAGTGATTCGCGAAAGCGATAATAAGGATTCAATCACAGAACCACAGAATATCTCATCAGACGACACAAAAATAATACCGCCAAAGGAAGTTATTTCAATAGAGGACAATGAAGTCCCAATTTCCTGCGTTTTTAAAAATAACTCATGTGAATTTGTTTTTAGTTTTTTGAAATGGTAAATGTTTACGGGGGAGCGTTATGCGTTCAAATATGTTCCTATACTATTTAGCATAGTCCAGATAAGATTAATATAGAACTTCTGCTCCCTCTTCTTAATTATGTAAGTATATTTACATAATGTTAGTAATAAATCAATCCATTTTATCTATAACAATACAATGAGTTACAAAAGGAGTTTTTACATGCCAACCGATCAATCTATTATCCAAGAGTTTAATGAGTGGTATCAAGAGGCCTATTTAGCAATTAATCCATTTTATCCATTAGCAGAACGAGATCTAGAGACGTATCTAGGCAATTCGTGGAATGAAAAGGAACGTCAAAAGCTATTTGAGGAGGGAAGAAACGCACTTGAATTCAATTATATAAGAAGAAATATAAATCTTATCACTGGATACCAAAGAAAGAATAGATTGAGCTCAGTTGTAGTACCAACAGAGGACTCTGATCAAAATATTTCCGATCAATTGTCTAAGCTGCTGCTATATACGATGAATTATGGGGATGGATATAAGAATATTTCAGATGCATTTGGTGGGGCATTAAAAACTGGCTTTAATTTACTAAACATATGGGTTGATTATAGAGATGATCCGATTAATGGGGATATAAAATTCAGTAGGACACCATATAATGGATTTATAGTAGATCCATATTTTACAGAACTTGATTTCTCTGATTGTTCATATGTTATTAAGAGAAAGTATTTATCACCAGATCAAACAGCATCGTTATTGCCGGGACAAGAAAAAGAAGTACGGGAACTAGCTAAATTAGGCCAATCAAGAGACGATAAGTTTACATGGCTACCTTATCAAAGGCAACCAAATGGTCAAGATTTCATGGCATATAACGAGTTCTATAAGCAGGGATGGGAAAATGTTCCTATGATTGTAGACGAGGAGACCGGTGAATTTATTGAATGGGATGGTGACAAAGATGGGCTTAAGTTTTTTGTAAAGCAGTATCCACAACTTAGAGTTGTAAACAAACCAAAGAAATATATTGAATGCAATATTATTGTAAACAATGAATTAATGAGAACAGAAAGGAACCAGTACGGGCTTAATGAGTACCCATTTGTACCATTTGTATCAACATGGGAATCGGAAGCGGAAAATTGGACTTTAAAAATGCAATCTCTTGTAAGAGTGATGATTGACCCCCAAAAAGAAGCCAATAAAAGACGCTCACAAATGATAGACATACTAGATTCTCAGATAAATTCAGGTTGGATTGCTAAGAAGTCAGCTGTTATAAATCCACGATCATTATTTCAGTCATCTCAAGGAAAGGTTGTATGGAAAGAAGATGGTACAGAGCCCGGAGATATAGAAAGGATAGCACCAGCACAAATACCACAAGGAATGTTTGAGCTTCAGCGTCAATTTGATCAAGACATTATGAATATAGCCGGAGTGAATGATGCAGCATTTGGTATAACGCAAAATGCACAAGAATCTGGGCTTATGATGATGATAAAACAGGGCGCATCTGTAGTAAATCTACAAGACCTATTTGATAATTTAAGATTCGCTCAAAAATTAATATCTCAGAAAGCGTTGAAAATAATTCAAACATGGACACCACAAAAAGTAAAAAGAATCATTAATCAAGAACCAGACGAACAATTTAATTCTAAAGAGTTTTTGAAATATGATGTAACTGTTCAAGAAGGCGTATTAACCGATACACAAAAACAAATTTATTTTGCCCAATTAATGGACCTTTACAACGCAACGGGCGGTCCTCAAAGCAGCGTGGTTACTCCAGATATGTTAGCTAGAGCTGCGCCTTTACAAGGTAAGTCTGAATTTAATCAACAAATTGAGCAGAACATGAAACAACAACAACAACAGGCTCAACAGGCACAACAACAACAAGCACAACAACAACAAGCTCAGATGGAATTAGCAAAAGCAACATCAATAGAAAGGGTAGCCGGGGCTAAAGAACGGTTCACAAGGAGTGTAGCCAACCTATCTTTAGACGATGAGCGCGCAGCAAGGGCTGTAGACGATAGAGCATCGGCTGCATTAGATAGAGTAAAGGCTATGAAAGAGCTTGCATCTATGGATGACGAGAGGCTAGTAAAATACCTAGGAATAATTGAAATGATGGAAAGGTCTAGTGAAAAGAAAGAAGATGAGATGAAAACAAGAGACGTGGCTGTAGCAGCTCAAGGTCAGAACATTGGAAATAAATTAGCCGGAATAAATCAACAACAACCTTCGGAGGTTTAAAATGAAAGAAAAGATGATGGGACACAGTTCAGATTATGGCATGAGCTATAACTTGAAAGATAACACTCAAGCTAGCCCTGTTAGATCAATAAATACCAATTCACAACAATATCAAATGGGTAAAATAAAAGAATATTGCTGTGGACCAAAAGGGTATCCTAGAGAAGCATTGAAAAACTATATTTAGAGAAAATTTATGAGACAAGAGATTGGGGAAACCCGAGATGCAATCATTGAAGAAGATAATAGACAAATCCAAGATATTATTAATGCAAACGATCATTTAACAGAACTTTATTGGATCGTTATATTTGCTAAACCTTCAAAAATTGCTGTCGATGGCACTCCCACTTTATTAAAACACATTAAAGCATACACAACAAAACCGACTCCACAAGTTGGACAAATAGTTGGGGAAATTTGTAATAAAACTGGAGGGATTAAGTGGGATGTAAATATGCCACAAGTTCCCTTTGATTTTGACGCGCTTCAATTATTTGGTGCAGAGACAAAGGAAGAGGTTGTCACAGAAACAACTTCGATCCCAGATGCTTACATAACAAAATAGCGCCGCCGGCTTAAGGGCGTAAAAGGACAAGACAATATGAATGAAGAACAAAACGTTCCGGGCGATATACCTGAGGAGGCCGCCGCTCCAGAGATAGTTGATTCTGGTGAAGTTCTACAAGAGCAAGCAAGTGGTGGAGATGCGCAAGAACCGCAAAATGTTCCACTAGCAGCATTGCAATCTGAAAGAACACAGAGACAACAGCTCCAGGATGAACTTCGGATGATAAAAGAACATTTAAACTTACTTCAAGCAAATCAACAGAAACCACAGTCTAAAGATAAAGATGAGTGGGAAGGATTAGAAGATGGTGATGTTTTAACTGTAGCCGATGCTAAAAAACATCTAGCTAAATTAAATCGTCAGTACTCTATGTCTATTGAAGAACTTAAAATGACACAAAAATATCCTGATTATCAGAATATTATAACAAATTATCTACCCGAAGTTATTAAACAAAATCCAGCTCTACGAAGTTCGCTACAGACAACTCAAGATTATGAACTAGCTTATTACTTAGCTAAAAATTCTGAAAAATTCAGAGCTGAAAATAGGAAAACTAAGAAGTCTGCTGATGCACAACGCATAATTGAAAACTCGCAAAAAGCGGGGACTTTATCCAGCACAGGCTCAACGTCACCTATTTCTCATGCTAAGCGGTACAAGGACATGTCAGACAGTGACTTTAGGAATCTCGTGAGTAAAAACATTGGAGCAATCTAATAACAAGGAGATAACCAATGACAATGACTACAGTAGCGGTTCTGCCGCCAGCTGTGAGGGAGTATTACGATAGACTGTTGTTAATGACAGCTTATCCATCACTCATACATACGACTTTCGCACAGAAGCGAATTCTACCGGAAAAAAATGGTGACACAATAGTATTTAGAAGGTACTCAAGACTTTCTACAGTACCTGTGCCGCTAGTAGACGGTAAAATGAATGCCGTCTTTGAATTGCAAATGGCAGCATAAGTAATTCTTTAAACTTGGCTATATGCTGGAAACCCCTAAAGCTACTTGTACTTATGCATGGAACGATGCAGGATAAGTAAAAATCAAGGAGATATAACAATGGGCAATCAGCAGGAAAGATTTGAAATTGAATTATCCTGGTTAGCAGGAATTATAGAAGGTGAAGGTTGGGTAAGTTTGATAGTATATAAAAATAGACAGAAAAATAATAAATATACACTGGGTTTTACCCCTTGTATTGGAATGTGTAATACAGATTTAATTATAACTGATAAAGTTAAAAGTTTATTTGAAAAATTAAATTTAAAATATAGATTTCAAAAAAGGATTTGTTCGTATGGAAAAGATAATATAAAAAGAAAGGAAAAGGTCGAAATTTCTGTAGTATCAAAAAAAAACATAAGAATTTTAGCAAATTCAATATTACCTTTTATGATTGGCGAAAAGAAGGAGAGAGTTAAAAAAGTTTTAGAATTTTTAGACTTAAGAGATTCTAAGCTTTGCAGCGGACCAAATTCTTCATATGGAAAAGAAGAAATGGACATTTATCTTTCTCTTTATACTTATAAAGGAAAATCAAGTTCAAAAATCCTCAACGACTATACGCCAGGACCCTTTGGATTTCAAAGGGTATGATATAGTCTGAACACTACACGAAAGGTAGTGAGGGAGATCCGAAGAGGTTTCCCCGCCTAGGAAACTAGGTCCTAAAAGTAACAGAATGATTACACCACCAGGAGCACCTTTAAGTGCAACTGATATTAAAGCACGCGTTAGTTTTTATGGTAATTTTGTTACGATTACTAACCAGGTACAGTTAACCGTTGAGGATAAGACACTTAACGAGGCCTCAAGGCTATTAGCGCAGAACTTAGCACAAACAATGGATGAAGTTACAAGAGATGTATTAGCATCAACTTCATCAGTACTACAGTGTGCTAATGGAATAAACGGGTCAACGCCAACAGAATTAACTAAAGCAGACATAGATGCAGCAGTTAAAACTCTACTAGGCAATGATGCAGAAATGATATCTGAGGTTGTAACAGGCTCTCAGAATTTTGCAACATCACCAGTAAGACCAGCATTTTGGGCATATATTGATACAGATCTATTGGATGATTTAGAAGCAGTAGCAAACTTTGTTAACTCTTCTAATTACGCATCACAACAAACTGTATTAAATTCAGAATGGGGTAGCACAGGTAATGTAAGATGGCTATACACATCAGTAGGAAGTGTATCGGCAGCAGCAACTCCAGTATATAACAACTTTATCATCGGTAAAGAAGCTTATGCTGTAGTACATTTAAGATCAGAGACTGGTGAGTTCTATATAGAGCCATTAGGTTCTGGTGGAAGCGCAGATCCATTACATCAACGTGGGTCCGTGGGCTGGCAACATCCCTTTGTGTCAAGAATACTTAATGATGCATTTATGTTGAACCTAACATCGACACACAGCTAACTAACAATAAGAGGTTTATGAAATAGTTGGGTTAAATCATAGAATAGTATATCATATTACCAACCTACCAAAATAGGAGGTAAAATGAAAAAATGTTCTAAGTGTAAGCAGGAAAAAGATTATGACAAATTCTATAAGAACAAGGCAGCAAAAGATGGGTACAATTGTATCTGTAAACTTTGCCGTCTTGAGATGGATAGAGGTCGTCGTAAAATTGATCCGGAGTGGGCTAAAAAACGAAAAGAACAGAATGCAAAGTTTCATAAAGAAAATCGTGAGAAAATTGCAGAACGCAAAAAGGTATGGTTTTCAACCGACGACGGCAAAGAAAGCCATAGAAAATCATCACGAAAATGGAAAAAGGCAAATTCATCAAAAGTTTTGGCTCATTCAGCTATTGAAAGGGCGGTTAAAAGAGGTGAAGTTGTTCCACGTGAAGAGTGTGAAGTATGCGGATCTAAATGTAAAATTGAAGCCCATCACCCTGATTATAGAAAACGCCTCAAAGTTATATGGTTATGCAAATATTGTCATGAAAAATTAACATAAAAGGAGATT